TCGCTTAAAGAAGCTGTCGGAGAAATCTGCGCAGTGCAGGCCATTATCTCCGGCGAGATGCAAGTTAACGACGTGCCGCTTGCGCCATGGGTGGACCTGGAGGCCTTAAAAGCCGGAGACCCGGAGCCGATGGAAGTAGTAGTCGAAATCCCTGCAGGCAAGTCAAGGCGGGGATGGAACTACAAACCAGAAGCCCTGCAGAAGATTGTCGGCGAGGTGATGAACCAGGGTCTTCCAGGTTTCCTGGGGCACCAAAAGCCGGAAGAAGTGGATCATGCCTTCCCGACACCGGTTACTCACTGGGTAGGTGCTTTGTGGAAGGACGGCAAAGCGTACTTCCGAGGCATTGTAGATAAATCAGCCTCTGACCTTAAACGATGGATTAAGGCCAACGTGGTCCGCACGGTGAGTATTTTTGGAGTACCCAAACTTCAACAAGTGGCCGGGGAAACTCATGTAGTTGATTACAGGCCATTGAGTATTGACTGGACGCCACTGGGCAGAGCCGGAATGCCGACTGCAGTGGTGGCCATAGGGGAGATGGACGAAATTACAGGAGGTGGAGAAAAGACAATGACATGGAAGGAACTTGTTGCCCAGCTCAAGGCCATGCTGGCCAATAAGGAAGTCTCTCTTGGTCAAGTAGTTGGGGAGATGGAGTTAACTGCTAATAGTTTAGCGGGTGAAATGCAGGAGATTAAACAGGCTCTGGAAGCAGTAGAAACACTGGGCAAGGTAAAAGAAGCCCTTGGAGTTTCAGGGGAAATGGATGTAATAGCTGCTGCTTCTGAGGCAAAGAAAGCGCTTGATGAAAAAGCAAAAGCTGCATGTGAGCAACTTATCAATGAAGTGCTTCAAGAAAAGGTGGCCGGTGAAATGGCTCAGGCTCTTGTAAAGAAAATGCTTAATGTAGCCGAAAACACTACCAAAGAGCAGATTGCCGGTGAGATTGATAAACTTTTGGCTGATGAGACGGTTAAAGCGGCTTTGGGTAAATTCTACGTGGACAAACCGCCGGTAATTGGCGGTGGTAAAGAAACTACAACCCTGCGCGTTAAGCGGCAGGCTATTTAATTTTATAATTTTAACGGAGGTGGGATAAATGGCTTACACTGGTCAACCGGTACCCAGCACTGTAACTAATATCGGGTACGGCAAAATTAGTGACGGGAAGAGCGTAAAAGTGACTGTTCCCGAAAATACCACAATTGAAGCAGGTAAGTTTTATCTCCTTGACGGTTTCTTCGGCTGCGCTGTGCAGTCGGTAACTACGGGCGTCGGTCAAACAGCAGAGGTGGTCCTCAATATCGAACAGGCGGAATATGAAACGGACCAAATTAATACGCTGGAGACCTTCGCAGCAGGAAGCAAAATCTACTGGGATGCTGTAAACAAGCGGTTTACTACCACGCCTACCGGCAACCGTTTCGCGGGGATTGTGACGGTACCGAAAGACGCTAACAACGTGATCTGGTTCTGGTTCGCTCCGCAGCAGCCAGCTATTGTCCAGGCTGCGGTGGTGGCGAATGTGGCTTCGGCAGATGCTGGCGCAACTTACACTTCTGCTGAGCAGGCTCTGATTAACGAGCTTAAAACTAAACTCAACACTCTGCTAGCTAACCTTCGGGCGGCCGGAATTTTAGCTGAATAAAGCTGAATTAGGAGGTGTTTTAAGTGAAAATATATAACCAGGAAACATTAAAAGAAGTACGCAGACACGGCACCTATACCGAGAAGGTGCCTTTTGTCTTGGACGGGAAATTGTTTGAGGTGGAAAAGAAGATTGTCAACGGCGAGATGGAGACCCTGGAACTTTCTCGGCCTGTAGGTGAAATGCTGACTTCCGGTTCTGTGGAGCAGTTCAAGGATCTACTTAGAAAAGTTGTTCTGGACGTTGAATTAGGTCGTGAGCAGGTGCAGCTGCTTTACCAACCGATTTACGAGAAGATTCAGGACGCCAACCTGCCAAGGGTACTTGACGCTAAGTGGGCATTGACTGGTACCGTAATATTCACCGAACACATCGAGGGTGAAGAAGTAAAATTTGGCCGCTTGCAGGCCGAGCAGGGGCCAACAGCTCGTATTCTGACTTATTCTACTGGCTTTGAATACACAAAGGAAATGAAGGATTTCAACGAGGCTTTCTCAGTGGAAATCCTGAACCGGGCCATTGGCGAGGCTTACAATGCACTGTTGAACCATATTCACCTGTATCCGATACTGAGTTTCAATTATCCTACTGCTAATAAGACGGCTTACCAAGGTGCTACGGGAGATTCTGCATGGGTAGGAGTGTATAAGACAATTACAAAGGCTATTGCGGACGCAGCAAAAGCAAAGCGACCTGGAACAGTACTGTTGGCCTCTACAGCGGACCAAGCCAACATTGAGATGGCCTTAAGAGGCGGTCATCAGATCGAAGGTACTATCTACCCGGCCATTAGTGGTATTCAGTCCGTGATTTACTACGACGGCTGGGAGACTGTAGTTGGTAAAAAGACATATAGCTATCCCGGTGTAACTCCTGGTAAGGCATACCTCATCCGGCCGAAGCGCGGCTTCAAAGAACTGGCTAAGCAAGATTTGCGGGTCGAAGCTACCAGCGGTGACTTAAGCCGGTTAGTAGAAAGCCAGATTGTGGCTTATGCTTATCGGGGTGTCTACGCCGCTATCGAGGAAAATGTTCAAGAATTAACCTTAATTGCTTAAGGCGGTGAAGTAAATGGCACGTTGTATTGATTGCGCCCGGTTCCCATGGATGCCGGGCGCTGATTATTCTATGTTACCGCCAATGCAATGCGCTAAAGAATTAACTGCTCGCAGATGGACTATAGAAAGCGCGAATATTGAGCACAATTGCCCGTATTATGACGGGCCCGAGGCGGTGAAAGAGAATGACGCCAACAGCGGAACTGAGAACAAAGCTTCGGAAACTGCTAGACGAACAAATACCCGCAGGCGGAATTGATGCTGATACTCGCTTTTTGGATGCGGATATAGACGAACTGCTAATTGATGCTGCAAATATCTTCGAAGCCGCTGCTGCTGGATGGACGCTCAAAGCTGGGATGCTTCAGCGAGAACTTGGGCAGGTTGAAAGCTATGCTGTGGGCCAGGAACGCTACGATATGCGGAAACTCAAGGATATGCTGGATTACGCGCTGAAAATGGCCGATACTTACAGCCGTATGGCAGCAAATAGTATGGGCAGTTTAATTCTGAGAATTCAGCCGCCGGAGGTGTTGTAATATGGATTTAGTTAGCCTTCGGCGGCAGCATATATCCTGGGCAATTCAGCAGAATCCGGTGACGATAACCATCCAGAGGACCGAAAAGGTCGATATGGGTGGTTATTTTGACGAAGTACAGAGCGAATATGGCCCGTTTACTGTACGGATATTCCATCGTGGCTCTTGGGTACCCCAGGAAGTTTCAACATTGGCAGGAACAAAGCAAGTTGACAAAGGATGGGGTATGCTGGCGGATTACCAGGCCAACCTGAAGGCCGGGCCGAACGTAGTGGATGAATTTGACGCTCCAGGTCTTGGCCATTTCCGGATACTGGCTGTCTATCCGCAGATTGTCCAGGGACAAGTGGTCGGCTATCAGGCTGACCTTGAGAAGGTGAGTTAGCATGGCTTTAGGAGACCAAACAAGGGAATTTATTGAGCGAAAGAAAGCCGGCCTTTATGCACTGCTCCAGAACTGGGCTGGGCAGTTAGAAGGCTATGCTAAAACCCATGCTCCTTGGACTGATAGGACAGGACATGCGCGCCAGGGTTTACATGGCGGAGTAGATATCCGGGGTAAACAATTGGTGCTTTATCTTTCCCATGGCGTGGAATATGGCATATGGTTAGAGTTGAAGAACAGCGGGAAATTCGCTATAGTTGGTCCAACTGTAGAAGCACACTTATCACGTATTCGCAAAACAGTGATTGATTACTGGAGTGATTAAGCATGAGATCAACGATAAGACAGTTGCTTATTGCTGGTGTGCCGCAGGTCCAAGGACGGGTTTATGAACCTCATGCTGCGGGGGCCAATACGCAGAAGCCGTATTTAGTGCTTAAAGAAGGAGTACAGGATCCGGGAGCAGATTGGGCGGCATTTTCTACAGTAATTGAGGTTTGGCCCCATGTAGCGAGAACAACATTTCAACAGGTAGATGCGATTGCTAATGCCGTTATCAATACATTACACCGAGCACGATTTTCCGAAGCGGGAGAACAGTATCTTGCCGACTACATTGGTACTGCCAGCCAGGACTTTGTTGACGATGAGTGGGGTGTTATCACCCGGGGCTTACGCTTCCGGGTTTTTGCTCTGGGCTGGCTAAATGGCTTTACTTACGATCCGGACCCAGTAGCAACTCTGCGGAACTGGACAACAACAACTTTCCCGGAATTGCATACGGACCCTGCAACATGGTCTCCTACTGATACCGCTCCGGGAGTTTACTGGCGACTGATACGATTAACTCCGGTACAGTTTAACGCTGCGGTTAACTGGATAGAAGCGCTGTTTGCCGGGCATGTTTTGGCCCCCAGTGCAGCAGTAAGGCTTACCTGGGTGCGAAAACTTACAGAAGGACTGGTGAAACAGCGCAGGCTTATAATGGTTGATGGTGGCCCGCTGGAGCTATTGAAAGTTGTGGCTGATAGCGAAGCCGACCCAATACGGCGGGGACAAATACAGTTAACGGCCAGATTCGGAGTGTTACAGCCTACTGCCCAGGCCTTAGTTCTTGGTAAGGCTGTTGTAGGTGGTGCGGTTAGCGGGGAGGTGATTTAATTTGGCTAAGGAAAAAATTGAACAGGTACAAGAAGCGGTTTACAGTCGAGAAGAACTTATTGCTTCGGCTTCTTCTTTCGGTGTGAAACCGGAAGTAGTGGCCGGGGCGTTACGATTAACTGGAAAGGATAGTTTGACAAAAACAGAAGCTGAAAAAGCAATTAAAACATTCCTTGAAAGGAAGGTGTAATAAATGGCTGGTTCAGTATTTCAGGTGGGCGAAACAAAAGTGAGACCCGGTGTGTATGTCCGGGTTACGAACATCGGTGAGCCACCGGAAGCAGTTGTACCTCAAGGTATAGTTGCAGCACTTTTTAGGTCTTCCTGGGGACCTCTGGGGCAGGTAACTTATCTTGAAAATGCCGATGCGGTGACAGCTAATTTTGGCTCTACTGGTACTATTGATACGGCAATTGAAGCTTTCCGCGGCGGTTGCCGTCGGGTAGTAGCCTATCGTCTGGGAAGCGGTGGAGCTAAAGCTGCTATAACTCTTAAAGATACTGCGACTACTCCAGCAAATGTGGTAACTATTGCTGCCAAGTACGAAGGAGTGCGCGGTAACAACTTCAAAGTAACTGTAAGGGATTCACTTACTGATACAACTAAGCGGGAGCTGCTGCTTTATGAAGGAACAACCTTACTGCAAACGATTACTTTTACCAAAGGGGCCGGAGAAGCACAGGCCTTAGTCGATGCTGTAAATGCTTCCAATAGCCCCTATATTACGGCTACTAAGCTGGCAGACGGAAACGGGATTCTGGCAACAGTGACCCAGCAGGCATTAACCGGTGGCCAGGACCCGACTGTGGATGGCGCAAGCTACAGTGCAGGATTATCGGCAATAGAAGCTATTGACTGGAACGTGCTGGCGGTGGATAGCGAAGATCCGGCTACTCACGTCACAGTGCAAACTTATATCGACCGGGTACGCAATGAAGGGAAACGAATAATAGCTGTTGTGAGTGAGCCAACCAGCGTGCAACTTTCCACCAGGCTTGCCAATGCTAAGGCTTTCAACGATCCGGCTATTGTCTACGTAGCTAATGGCTTTAAGGGATCTGATGGGGTGGTCCGGGAAGGCTACAAGGCGGCAGCTAGGGTAGCAGGTATGATTGCGGCGGCCAATATCACCGAATCACTTACCCATGCTGTGGTCAAGGGTGCTACCGAGCTTGTTGGTGCGCTTACAAATGCCGAAATAGAGCAGGCTATTCAATCCGGTGCGCTGGTCTTTACCCTGTCGGCACAAAAACAGGTGCAAATTGAATACGGCATCAATACTTTTGTTACTGTCACTGCTGACATGGATGCTGGCTGGAAGAAAATCCGCAGAGTAAGGACCAGGGATAACCTCATGGACCGCATTACCGCGACCTGGGAGCCTCTGGTAGGCAAAATTACCAACAGTCCGAACGGAAGAGCAATTTTAATTGCAGCGGCTCAGGGAGTCATCAACAAGATGATTGCCGAAGGTGCTCTACTGGATGGAAAGATTTACGAAGATCCGAATAATCCTGCTTCAGGTGATTCTGCCTGGTTTGTAGTCCAGGTTGATGACCTTGATAGCGCTGAGAAGCTTTACATCGCATTTGGATTTGAGTTTGCACCCTCAGTAACACAAAGCTAATGGAGGTGTAGCATATGGCTGACGGACGCTATATTTTCAGGGACTGTGTTCCCGACGGAAATATTGATATTGCCAATGTAAAGACAGGAGATATATTGAACCGTTCCTGGTCTTTCCGGGTCAATAGCCCGCCGGAACTGCAGAGTCTACTTGATTCTGGAACATTTGACCCGCGCAACATACTGCGGGGATATGACGGCGAATTGTATGACGGTGACGGCAATTTTTTGGCTGAAGTAAATGAATGGCAGGCACAAATCAACTATGAAAACTCGGACTATCAAGCTGCTGGAAGCAAAATTAAATGGGCCGTGCCGCAAGGCTACAGCGTAACTCTCACTTTCACTGAGACGGTGATACGGGATGCAAGGTTGTTGCAAAAGGTTGTGGCCGGGCTTAATAAAGGTGAGCCTGACGCAGTGTTCAACTTCATGGGTGTCTTGCGCGGACATAATGTGTAACGGAGGGATAGAAGTATGAGCGAGGTTGAAAGAGACGAACTGTTAGAGGTCGAAGATGTAATGCTACGGGACATTGGTGGCGTCTTAGAGGCGATGGAAACTGTAACAAAATATGAAATTTTCGAGGTGGTCAGAGACGGCAAAAAGTTATTTTCCTTCCGTGTGCGGGGGCTGAGTGATGAGGAATTGGAGCGGTGTCGTGACCAAGCAACTAAGGTTGTTAAAGATCGCAGACTTGGTAGTTTGGCCGTACCGCGGGATTTCAACGCAGCAAAGTTTAATTCTCTGATGATTTATACCGCTACCCATGATGAGGATAGAAAAAAGCTGTGGGATAACAAAGAACTGTGGGCTAAGGCAGGAATTGCTACAGGCTGGCAGTTGATTGAAAAGGTTCTGCGTCGGGGCGAAAAGGAAGCAGTAATGGAACTAATTGAAAAGCTTAGTGGTTATGATGAGGATGGAGAAGCTACTGAAGAAACACTAAAAAACTTATAAAAGCAGGAGGCCGGGCCGCGCTTCTGCATCATATATTCCAGCGGCTCGGTATTACTCCTGATGAGTTTTATGCAAAGACCTATAAGGTGAGGGCTTTTATGCTGGCTTCGATGATGGTACAGTTGGAAGCTGAGGAAGAGGAAAAACGTGAAATAGAAAGGAGGGCGAAGGATGGCGGAAAGTGAGATTTATCGTGTGGAGATACCGATAATCGTTGACGATCAATCAGAAGCGCCGATCGAACGAGCCAGGGAACGGGTAAATCGGTTTCAACGTTCAGCAGAAAAAACAAATGAAAGACTACGCCGTATGGCGGCAAGGGAATATAGGTTCAGGATGACAACACTCGATAGATTGTCTCCTACGATTCAAAAAGTTCAACGCAATCTATCTTCTGTGACACGAAAAACGTGGACAATCACTTTGCAAGCAAAGGACAAAGCGACAGATATAATCAAACGCGCGATAGGTACTGTTACCAGTCCTCTCGCCCTCCTTGGCGCAGGATATGGGATTTATAGTTCGTTTGCAAAAACAATGAATTTTGAAGCGCAAATGTCTTCTATAAAAGCCTTGACTGGAATTAGTGCTAAGGAGTTGGGCAAGTTGCAAGGTTTAGCAATAAAGATGGGGGCTAATACCAAATATTCTGCTCTTGAGGCTGCTCAAGGCATAGAGGAATTACTCAAAGCCGGATTGTCGGTCAAACAGATCATGGATGGCGGATTAGAAGCTGCTCTTAATCTTGCGGCAGCAGGGGGATTAGAACTAGCTGATGCTGCTGAGATTATGTCAACTGCGATGAATGCTTTTAAAAATGATGCCATGACTGCTGCGCAAGCTGCAAACATTTTGGCAGGAACAGCAAACGCTTCGGCAACATCTGTTCAAGAACTTCAGTATTCTTTGGCAATGGTTTCTGCTGTAGCTTCTGGTGTAGGCATGTCCTTTAGAGATACTAACGTTGCTTTAGGGCTTTTTGCTAACAATGGTTTAAAAGGCTCTGATGCAGGTACAGCTCTTAAAACTATGCTGATGAACTTAATTCCACAGACAAAACAGCAAATAGAAATGTTTAAAAAGTTGGGGCTGATAACTAAAAGCGGAACCATTGCCTTTTTTGATACAAAAGGCAAGCTGAAGTCGTTGGCTGATATTGCTGGTTTGCTTAAAACGCGGCTAAAAAATCTTAGCCAGGCCCAGCGAATGGCGGCCCTGGAAATTATGTTCGGTTCAGATGCGATTAGGGCGGCCAACATCCTTTTTAAAGAAGGTGCTGAAGGGGTTCTAAAATTTACGAAAGAAATGAGCAAAGTTACAGCTCTTGACGTGGCAAAGGAAAAAATGAATAATGCAGCGGGGGCTGTGGAGCAGTTTCGGGGTGCAGTTGAGACGTTACAAATCAGTGCACTCATGCCATTGATGCCTCTTATTCGCGAGTTTGCGCTTTGGGCAGCAGATATGGCCGAAAAGTACACGCCGCAAATTACTAAAAAGTTTGAAGAAATGAGCAAGAAGATTAAGCAGTCTTGGGGTGCTATTTCGGCAGACCCTGCGTTCCAAAAAATGGACTTTGGCGACAAAATAATATATATTCTTAACCTTGCTCTGGATAAGGTCAGTAAGTGGCTTGACGGAGAAGGTGGGAAAAAGGTTCAGACGGTGTTTGCCAAAATAGGTGCAATTGCAGCCAAGGCATGGATTGAAGGACTTGAAGGTATGGTACAGGCTTCTGTTAGTTCCTTTGCAAGCGGCAACATTCTTGGCGGTATAGGTATGCTTGGTTTGGCCTCAGCATTGGGTTTAGGATTACTGGTCCGAGGAACTATCGGCGCAGGTAAGGGACTGTTTGCTGGTGGCAAGTGGATGATGGAAGGCATTGATAAATTAATGACATCACGTGCTGCCGCACGAATAGCTGCGCTGGAAAAAACAAATCCTCTTGCAGCTGAAATAATCAGGGGGACTTACGGAATAGGGAAAACAACAGCTCCTGCCACGAAAGCAGCGGCCGCTTCAGCAAAGGTTGTAAAAACGACAACTCCTGCAGCCACTACTGCTGCTCAGGTCGCTCAAAAAGGCTGGGTAAGAACGGCAAGCGGGCTATACATTCCTGCCGAAACAGTACGAGTTGCAGGGGAAGCGGCTGAAGAGGTAACTGCAATAAGTAAAGGGGTTGGGAAAACAGGGTTTTTATCTAATATAAAGATACCTGGGTTTGTTGGCAAAGCCGGAAAATTTTTGGGTAAGGCAGCTCTTCCTCTGACACTTATAACTGAGGGAATTGAAATATTACGCGCCAGAGACAAAGTAAAAGCGACTATTCAGGGGATTGGAGGTTTGGGCGGTAGTTTTGCAGGAGCAAAACTTGGCGCAATGATAGGAACAGCTATTGCTCCTGGAATTGGTACAGCAATTGGCGGAGCGTTGGGGGGGATTGGTGGATATATTGTTGGACACTGGCTTGGGGGTGAAGCTGTTAATGTAGCAAGATTTGGGACAGTTAATGCACCAATTTCAAACGTTCCTGTTAAAAGTGCTGTACCGAGCAAAACTCCGGTAGTAATACAAATACAGGCAACAAGTAAACCGGTTTATAATATTACGACTGCTGTTAATGCTCAGGACGTGCTTAAAATTATCAAAAATAACGAAAAGACAATTGCTGACCAACTTTCGGACGAAATCGGAGAAAAACTTGCTTCTACTTTTAACAATATACCCCTTACCCCGGTCTGGGCAAAATGAACTTTATTAGGATAGATTTTACAAAATGCCTCTATCATGGGCGTGGAGTCAATAAAAAGCTCCTTTTTGGGCTTCCATTGTATAAATTCTAACCTATTTTAGCAGGAAATACCTGCCTGTATAGCGAATAATTATTAAAAATATTCATGGAGGTATCTTATATGGGCAGGTATAATGTTAGCAAGCAAGTGTCATTTATTCTCATTATGATGGTGTTAATAGTGATGATTACTGGATGCAGTTCAGCCGAATTTAATAAAGCAATGGAAAATGGAAAACAAGCATTATCGGAAGGTAAATATGATGACGCAATAAAATATTTTCAAAAGGCGGTAGAGCTAAAACCAAATAGTGAAGAAGCAAAAAAAGCCTTAGAGGAAGCTATAAAAAAGAAAGATTTTAAGTCGTATATTAAAACTGTTGCGCCAACAATGCAAAGTATTTTAGAAATATCGACGAAATGGGATTCATTACGCCAGCAATCAACTCAGGGGGTAATTACTGATATTGAATTCGGAATGCAAACAATGGATTTAGCAACTAAGATGCGACAAACAGTAGAAGAACTTGAAAGTATATCTTTAAATTTAAAAGAACCTCTAAAAAGCATACATGAATTACTAATATCATCTGCCGAACAAAACGTAAATGGCCTTACAGAAGTTATTTCAGCAATAGACCAAGGCGATTACTCGAAAATCACATCGGCCAATAATTATCTTTCAGAAGCTAGAAAATATGAACGTCAATATGTAGATAAGTTGCAAGAATTAGCTAAAGAAATTGGGATTGATTTAAATGAATTGCTACCGAATTAAAGGAGAGGAGAAAACATGGAATTCTACCTCACGGCTCCTGATGGGAGCCGTATTCATTTACCAGTAACCCCGGAAAAAATTACTGTCCAAACTGAAAGCAAAATGGAAACTTTTGAAGTAATAAGTCTCGGGAAAATAGACATTCCACGAGGTCGCGTATCAATGCGCATAAGCTGGGAAGGGTTCTTCCCTGGCGAAGCAAGGAAAAATTCTCCTTTTGTGATTGACTGGCGTCCTCCCAAGGAAATGGTAGAGATAATCTCCCGGTGGAAAGATAAGGGTACAAAAGTACGACTGCTGGTTACCGAAACACCGATTAACTATGACTGCTATATTTCTTCATTTGAACATACCTGGGGCGGTGGATATGGTGATTGCCAGTACACTATAGAGCTTGTGGAAGCCCGGGAATTAGTGGTATATACTGAGTCCGAGAAAAAAAGTAAACAGCAGTTATCAAAGAAACGACCTTCACCGCCACCAT